TTGCAGGTAGTTAACGGCTGAGGCTGTGTGGGTTACTGCAAATTGTTCGGTGTAAGCGCCACCGCCAGTTCCAAACCCGTGTTTGCCCGTTCCTTTTGCCAAGTAAAGCATATTGACGTTTGCGTCAGAACCTTGCGAGCTTAATACCGTACCCTGACCTGTGACGTTACCTGACACTTGCAAGAAGTTAACTGCGCTTGCTGTGTGGGCAATACGAAACTGCTGCTGTGCACCAGCGTTGGTTCTAAAGCTATGCGCCTCTGTGCCTTTAGTGTCGTAAGTGATGAAGATATTTGTATCACTACCTTGGGCAGAAAAGTTTACACCCGCAGTTGTAGCGCCACCCGTCGCTTGCAGGTAGTTAACTGCTGAGGCTGTGTGGGCAATATAAAACTGAAAGTTACCCGCCGAACCAGTATTAAATATATGCCCAAACGTGCCTTTGGATAAGTATTGCGAGTGGATATTTGTATCCGAACCAGAGGCTTGTAAGTAAGGACTTGACCCTGTAGCCCCACCCGTGACGTTGTAATAATTCACCGCACTAGCAACAGGCGTGACACGCAGGGATTCTGCACCGGGACCCGCGCCTAGGGAAATTGTGCCAGTTGTTCCAATACGAGCGTATTCCGTTCCTGTAATTTGAAAAATATGCGATGAAAATGACGGTTGCGCTGCGTTATAAATTGTAAATCCCGTTGCGCCATCACGATATATATCTGTGTATTGACTTGAAGCCGTTAAACCAATTCTGATTTTTGCAGCGCCGCTGCTAACATGAAGAAGTGCGGCTGGAGAGGTAGTGCCAATCCCCAACGACCCTGCCATGTAATTAGCACCCGCACCACTAGCGTACAAGTTGTAATCGATTGCGTTGGTGAGGGTGAGTTGACCCGTACCTGATAGTGTAGTGAACGCACCAGTGCTAGGGGTGGTAGCACCCACTGTGCCGTTTAGTGCGCCTGCAAAGCGTGTGGCGGATAGGATTGTGCCATCAAAAGTCAAGTTTGCAGAATCAACAAGCAAGCCACCCGTGCCGTTGTAATTAACTCGACCCGAGGTTAAGCCTGAGTCTGTCAGCGTAGTAAATTTACCAGTTGATGCAGATGTACTACCAATAGCAGTACCGTCAATTGTTCCACCCGTAACAGTAATATTGCTGACTGATACGTTTGTAATATTGATTGAACCACTTGAAATAGTGACATTACTTAACGTCACATTAGCAAGGCTTGATGTCGTACCGCCTAAACTAACATTTGTTGTTCCAATTGTTAAAGAACTATTTGCCAAAAAACTATTTGGAAAAGTTGTTGCAACAGTTGAAATGGTCGCATTGGTCAGCGTAAGATTTCCCACGCTAGTTGTTGTATTTCCTAAATAAACAGAAGTGTTTCCAAGCGTAATTGGAGTTGCAAAATTGCTGTCCAATTGCGATAGCGGAATAGATGTTGTTGCTGTTGCAAAGATATATGGGACAGCCATTAGAACCTCACTCTCAATTCATGTTCAAATTCAAATCCGTTATAAACGTAGCCGGGATTTGTTGATGTTACTGTGATTCCAATGTATTTTCCATACATGGAAGCGTCTGTTTTAAATAGCTCATAGCCAACAGTTCCCCAACCAACAATTTGACTTGAATTGTTTGTCCATGTAACAACTTGAAGAATATTGTTTGTCCAAGCAATTAAACTTGTTAATGAATACGGGGGACTTGATTGATTTTCTGAATCAACCGTTGCTTGTAATGCAACGGGTGTACTTGGTGTTGATGTTGCCTCAATTCCAATCTTTAACGCTTGTTTAGTACGAATAGGATCAGTCATTGGCAACAAAGCAGTTTGCAGCCGTGACGTAATTGACGCTGTAGCGTTTCCGTACAATTGATATAAATTATTGTCTGCTGTTCCAAAAAGCGTAACTAAACCACTAACAGGAACAGAAGTCACAAATTGCAACGCATCATTTTGAGAAGTAATAAACCATTTCTTTTCAAAAAATACTGCTTGAACGTAGCGATAAGAATTAGTAAATACTAAATCGTAGTATCTAAAATTAAATGCGGCGCATAAAATATTATTTAATAATACTTGTCCCGCATAAATTGGATAAGAAAAATCAATATTAGGAAACATTCCATCTAAAGCATCAGAAATTTTAGATGTTGTTGAGCCAACAAGTGCATAAATTCCGTAATCATTTAAAAACAATACAGAACGAAAATACGGAAAAATAGCATTGGCTCTTTTACTTCCTACAGACGCAGATACGTTTGTATTAGTAAAAATAGTAATTCCGTTGGTATCAACTCTAACGTCAGAAAATACGTTAATTGAATCGTCACCAAAAATGTACAAAAAGTTATTTGCTGCTAATATTTGTTGAATGTTGCCATGCAACGTAGAATCAGTTAAGACAAAAGACCCGGCAGACACACTTGTAAAGTCGGTGTAGGAATCCGCAGCAGAATAATAAATAGTCCTACCGGCAGCAATAAAAACCCTGCCGCTAAAAGAAGCAATGCCGCAATTACGATCACTGTTAACAATCCCTTTACAAACCGCATTTGCACCGCCCCCGCCAGATATTGTGACTGTTAAATTAGCCGCATTAGTGTATCCCGAACCGGGGTTGGTCATAATAATTTGTTGGACTTGACCACCGCCTAATACCGCAGTACCGGCTGCGTTTGTTCCACCCCCACCGCTAAATGTTACAACCGTGTTTGCTGCATTGGTGTAACCAGTACCACCAGATACAACAACGGCTGAAACGGTTCCCGTAGCAAACGTAACAACACCAGCAATAGCTGTAGCGTTAGCTCCACCACCGCCAGAAATAGTAACTGTAGGAGGAGGGGTTCCATAACCAGAACCGGCATTATCTAAAGAAATAAGTGCAACAACATTAGCTAAAACCGAAGCTGTTGCATTGGCTTGACCGCCATTTGAATCAAGTGGTGCGCCAATTACAACAGTAGGTGTAGTTGTATAACCAGAACCGCTATTTGTAATTGCAATGATTCCTACAGAACCAACAGACACAACATTGTTGCCATCCCAAGTAAAGTAACCTTTAGATGGGTCAAGAATTAACATTCTTTCATTTTTCCACTGGCTTGTAATAATTCCAGTGTTAGAAAATGTTCCAGCAACAGCAACATTTCCTTTTGCTTTAGTGGTTAAGTTATAATATTGTGCGCTACCGTCTGTTTGAAATGCAATTATGTAATCAGTTATGTCAATATTGCATGACGTTAAATGGCTGACGGTATTAGACCAAACAACAGCATTGCCACCAGTATCTTTAGAAGCAATGTAGTTAGGAATAACCTTAGCATTACCATATCCGACAGGTTGAACATTTTCAATCCACGAAAATTCATCTTCTTCAATAGCCGTGCGATTGGCTTTAGTGTTAAGCCCTTTAAATTGCTTAACAACTTTATAGCTTTTTTTCTGCTCTGCCGCTGCCATGATTAGTATGGACTGCTATAGGCTGAAGGAATCCTACGAGTAAATGTCGTGTTTAGGACACTTCTTGCATGGTTAATATATTCTTGCTTAAAAATTTCTGCTTCGCCAAAAGACTGTTCATAATACTTAGCCAAATATGCAGCATAAAATTGTGGGCAAGAAGTATATGGGTCTTGAATTGTGTCAGGCACAACAGGATTAGACAATGTTAAATCTGTTGGCAAAATTACAGTATCAATTTCTAATTGATAAATTTGGTCTGGAATAGGACCAATGTAAATAGTATTTTGTCCGTAAATTGAAAACGCTTCTGGTCTACCAATGTAATTTTGCCAAAAACGCATACGAGCATTAAAGTCTGTCCACGGCAAATAATTCAACGGCACACGACTATTGCCCCAATACAAATTTACGTTAAGAATATCAAGCGTGTTTGCGCCTTGTGGTAACGTAGAGTACGGGATTTGCTCTACGTTTCCCACATACGTTAATCCGCAAGTGCCATCTGTAAATTGAGTGCTTGGTGGATAGTTTGTTGTGCCGGAAGGATAAGCTGGAGCCGTTGTTCCGCTTGTTCCTGCTAATGTGACTTGATAAATAAAAATGTTGCTAAACACAAACTGCCCTAAAGTGCAGGGAGTGCTTGCAGCCCATGCAACAGGATTTGTCGCAGTTACGTTATTAAGCGTGACAGCAACGGGGGCGGGTGATTGTGTAACTTGAATTGAACGCAGACAGCCAGTATCTCGCACCGTTCTTGCACGGGCGGCATTGATGTTATCTGTTAGCTGCTGGTCCGTGTAAAAATTGGCATTGGCATCATGCAGCAAACGTCTAACTTGGGTGATGTATCCCGACAAATTTTGAGACATTTACCTTCCATAATCTTTAAGCTGCTGACAGGACTTTTCCCCCACGAGATTTTACAACCTCTAGGGGTACTCTTTCCACCAACGGGGATAACGATTGGTTCTTTTTTGGAGGCTCGGTGGATAACTCCCATTTAGATAAAAGCTCTAAACCTTTTTCTAAATCATTAGAAGTTGTAATCCAACCAAGCCTTGCCAAATAAGGTTCTTTGTTGTCATCTCCGTAACCAAAAACGTGCTTGGCTACTTCAATCGGCACTTCTACCGTTTCGCCTTTGCCAAAAGTATAGAATTTACCGGCATAGCCATCTTTCCATACTTTGTCAGAATTATTAGTTACAAAGATAACAGACATTTAGAATCCTACAACTTGTCCAAAAACGCAAATGTCAACGGTGTTAGCGTTACCAGAAGCGGTGTTTACATTTACATACAACGCAGAAGTTGTGTTTCCTGATACAGCGGTGTTAGCACCATAAACACCGGCGATTGTTAAATCTTGAAACCTGTTGACTGCGCTGACCGTAGATAATGCCACACTAGCGACAACAGCGTTAGACGTATTGCCATCGCCGCTTGTGGTAATAGATACGTTAGCAGTTGAAACGCTGCCACTTGGATTTTGAACAGTAATGCGCCTAATAATTACGCTTCCTGAAGTTGCTGCATTACCGCTGTTGGTCATACCACCACGCAACAGAGGTAACGTAACAACAGCATTTCCAGCGGTATTAAGTGCAGTCGCTCGAATCTGTGCAACTAATCCAAAACCGAAACTATCAAGATAGAGCTGACTGACTGCATCTGGATTTGCCATTTCAGTTCCTTAACTGTTGTAAGTGCCGGTAGCAGCCTGACCACCATTGACCGTAGCCAAGATAATCGTAGATGCAGTTGCAACAATTGTGTTTGCACGCACGTTAACACCGTCAGAAATCAACACACCGCCAGTATTATTGGCAATGAGGGTTGACCAAGTAGATGGCGTTGCACAAGCAGTATTGGTGTTGTAAGCCGACACCGCTTCAATTGTTACGTTAGCCGTTGGGAACAGCAGATAAGTACCCGCAGGAACAACGGTAGTGCTGTTGTTTCCAGTAAGGGTTGTTAACTGCCAATATGCACCGGGGGTATTGGTGCTTGCACTTGCGAGGACAATCTTGTTTAGACCGAGAGCCATGACTATTTCTCCTTAAATCGAAATTGAGTTATAGCTAGACACACGGGTCATCGACTTGGGCTTGGTAGAAACCAATTCCGCAATCATCAACACCGCACCAACGTAACCAATCTGCCAATTAGGTAGAGTTGATTCAAAGCCGGTAAACACAAACGAACCTTGTTCGTGAATGTACAGTGAGAGGTAATTGCTGTTGATGAAGTAGACCGTACCCTCTGGGCAATATGGGTCTGGATAGATTGGCACACCGGCAACCATCAAAGCACGGAAAGCTGCTTGAGGACCGTTACCATCACTATCAAATCCCGAACCGGGGGTAATGACATACTGTTCTTGACCAACGTAGTCTTGAGCCAATAGAGTCCAAGTACCAAAACCGCAGACACCAAAAGTAGGAACTTCTGCGCCGTTCTTCACGGTTCCAGAAATGTACTGAAGAATGTTTTGACGGGTTGGGTTGACGTTACCAGCATTGTAAACCTTCGACTTCCACCAAGTGTAGGTCGTGCGGTTAATGTTGCCGTAAGTAGTCATGTTCGTGCCATCGTCAATTGCGCCGGGCAGACCAAT